AGTATGTAGTAGATTATTGTAAAGATATGTACCCAGAATCAAAAATATACAAATCTCACAAACTCTCTAAATTGCCTGTTGAAATAAAAAACCCTATGAAGGCTTGATGAGGGATAATTACAGATACTGGGAAGAGGAATATTACATTATGAAAGATATAATAGAACAATTAAAGATTCACGAAGGATATAAACCTACTGTATATAAATGTACGGCTGGGGTTGACACGATAGGTATAGGTTTTGCTATTAAAGACTTAAATCTATCTGAAGAAGTATGTGAGATGATCCTTACTGAAAAATTAGAAGCATTAGAAGAAAGATTTGAAAAGAAATTTGATTGGTTTCACACAAGTCCTGTAGAAGTCAGAAATGTTATGCTTAATATGGCATACCAATTAGGCTTTGCAGGATTTTGTAAATTTAAAAAAACCATAGCGTACCTAGAAGAAGCAGAATGGGAAAAAGCCTCTGAAGAAATGCTAGATTCAAGATGGGCTAAACAGACTCCTAACAGAGCTAAAGAACTATCCGAAATAATAAAATCTCTTTAGTTGCTTTTTATCTGCGCCATAAAGTAAATTATGTCATCTGATGAATACCTAAATAAGGTTCTAGCTTGCCCTAGATGCTACAATACTGGTCTAGCTAAAAGCGGGTTTGACAAATACAAGCAAAGATACCAATGCAGAGGTTGTAAGCATAGAACCGTTAATCCTATAGAGGATTTAGAGCTTCTACGAGAGAATGTAAGATACAGAAAAGAGAAGCAAAAAGCTCAAGATGTTACAAGAATAGAAAGAAAGGGCTTTAGGGAACACGCAAGAATTGAAAACGCTGTAGAAGAATACAGCAAAGAATTAAAAAAGCTTTTTGAAAAGAATAGACTACATAAGCTCACTAAAAGTCATAAAATAAGTAAAAGGGCGGTTGGGGTCATCCAATTTAGTGATGTTCATTTTAATGAATTAGTTGAACTCCAGAACAATCGATATGATTTTAAAGTTGCATCACAGCGATGTCAATACTTTGTAGAAAAGGCATCAGCGTACTTCCATATCAATGGAGTTAGCCAAGTTGTGGTAGCTTTAACTGGTGACCTAATGAATAGTGACCGAAGGCTGGATGAATTACTTAATCAGGCTTCAAATAGGGCAAAAGCAACCTTTTTAGCAGTTGATATAATGCAACAAGTTATATTAGACCTAAATAAACGCTTTAATGTAAGTGTGGCTAATGTAGTAGGAAATGAAGGGCGTGCCAATAAAGAGTTAGGTTGGTCAAATTCAGTAGCTACAGATAATTATGATTATACTATATTTACCTGTTTAAGGTACTTATTTAAAGACTCAAAAGTGCATTTTATAGATGGCGATCCATCTGAAATTGTCATAAATGTAGCAGGACAAAACCTTTTAATGCTTCACGGTCACGGTGCCGTAGGAGCAGGCGTAGAAAAGTCTATTAACCAAATATGTGGTAGATACTCAATGAAAGGAGTCAGAATAGACTATGTTATATTTGGTCACGTTCATTCAGCTAGAGTAGGAGATTGTTTTGGCAGGAGTTCAAGTATGGTGGGTCCCAATGACTACTCTGAAAAGGCTTTAAATCTCGGTGGAAGAGCAAGTCAGAACGCTTATGTGTTCTATGATAACGGAAATCGAGATGGAATTAAAATAGACTTGCAAAATGTAGATTGTGAAGGTTATAACATTGATAAAACTTTGGAGGCGTATAATGCAAAATCAGCCAAAAAAAGCAAGAAAACTGAAACCATATTCAAGGTGGTCGTATAATACATCCTTAAGTTTTACCTCTCCTTATTATACGGAAGATAGGAATTGCACAACGCCTCCAAGATTTTCGGAGAGTATTTATGCTAGATAGCTTGAGAACAGTAACAGCAGGTGCGAGCGGTATGGTTGTTACTTGGATGGAATGGTTGCCTATGTTAGTTAGAGTTTTAGTGGGGCTGGCAACATTCGTATATATATGTGTAAAAATTTATAAGTTAATGAAGTAATGAATGAACGAAGAGGAATTACAGAAACAAGCAGAAGGTTTTTTAGGAAACTGGGTATGGTTATTTGTATCTGGCGTTGCTCTGCTGTTATTTAAATCAACAATAGAAACAGTTGTTGAAGGGTTAAAGGTCTTTCTAGGTAAAGACTTAAATACTGACGATGTAGTGATACTAGACGGTCGCCCTGCAAGAGTTATAAGGGTTGGTTTTTGGAAAACAACATTCTTTGCTTATGATATTGGAACTGCCAATGGAAAGCCCTTTGTTAAAGGTGGAACAAAGATACAGATCCAAAACGATAAGCTTAAAGACCATACGATAGAAAGACCATTGCAAATGTTAGATTTAAGTAAATGGGAAGAAAAATGATAAGAAGTAGTTTACAAGACAGAAAGCTGTTAAAGATGATGAGAAGCGAATTAGACATTAAAATAAATAGCTTTGGTTTAAAAATAAGAAAACTTGAAAACGAAGTAAGAAGTCTTCGTGGGAAAGTTAAAAGATTAGAAAATAAAGGAGAATAACTATGGAATGGTTAGGTTTAAGTTTAGGATTAGGTGGTGGTGGTATAGTGCTTTTTGTACTAAAAAAGATACCAAATGAAAAGATTTGTGCTTTTGTGGAAGGTATGTTTGAGAAGCTTGGTGTTGCTATGACGGCAGGATTAAGCAAGTTTAAATGGACTAAAGGTGTGTGGAATAAGACTATAGAGCCTTGGTTTGTTGATTTAATAGATAATATATTCGGCTCGATGGTTAGAGGGTTGATTAAAGGACTAAAGTCGGATAACTAATGTTACAGAAGCTCGTTATAAATAAGATTATTAATTTACTTTCAAAGAACTTTAAGCTCTTCAAGGTGCTAAAATACGTTGAAGAGCCTAACGAGCTTGATATTAAAGTATTAGAGCTAGAGAACAAAATACTGAAATTAGAGAAGTTACAAGGCAAGATAAACAAGATAGAAAAAAGGCTAAAACTGTTTAAAAAATGAAACCAATAGAAATACAAAATCTAGACCAACATTTAAAACCACTTCAAGTAGATGGTGTATCTACTGGTCTAGAATTATCTACTGAAGGATTCAGAGTATCATCAGGTCAACTTGAGATTAAAAATCTAACATCTGAAACAGCTAAAGTTAATGGTGATATAACTGTTGATGGCAATATTGAGATGACAAGCTCAACTGGAACAAAAATTAATATGTATAATGATGTATATTTAGAAGCTACTTCTACTAATGACTATTTAACCATTAGTGCTAAAAACATATTTCTTAATGGCTCAAGCAATTATGTCAATTCAGATGTAGGTATTTTTGTTACAGCAGATAGTGGATATGATGCAAAAATAGCTTTTATGGAAGGAACAACTACAAATTGGTCTATAGGCAATGATGGAGGAGAATCTACAAACACTCTTTCTTTTTCATCAGGCATTACTTTAGGAACTAATGAGCAAATGTCTTTAACGTCTGATGGTTTATTGACAATAGAGGGGAGTTTTAGTCTTAAGGAAAAAGCAACAGCAGATGCAGATGTAGCTGCTTATGGTCAGTTATGGGTAAAAGATGAAACCCCTAATGAGCTTTATTTTACAACTGATGCAGGCAATGATATACAGATAACTGATGGAACAAGTTTAGCAGGTGGTGGAGGTGGGACACAAAGATGGACAGTTTCTACAGGGGGGTATAAAGTAAATAATAATTCATCATCTCTTTATTATTTTCAATATAGACCAAACAATGATGGCTGGAACAATACAGACAGCACCCCTACAAGCATTAATATATATGATTCTCCTGCTGCACAATGGATTGCACCTGCTGCAGGAACTTTGACCAACATTACTGTGCAAGGATATGTAAACGATACAGGAGCAACTGACCCTTTTAAATTTTATGTTTTTAAAGGACAATCAGCTCATGATTCAACTTCAACAAGTTTAACACAAATAGGGGTAACTAATGCTATAACAGCAGCAGCTGCTGCAAGAAATTTTAGAGACAGCACAGATATTAGTAGTAGTAATACTTTTTCAGAAGGTGATGCCTTTTGGATAATGCTAAAAAAAGACTCGACAAGTGGCAATCAAGATTTGTATTTTACTGTAACTATAAGTGGAGAGTATAGCTAATGGATAAAATTGATTATAATCCTACAATAGATGAAGGCAATGAAGATATGGCATTGTTAAAAGAAATAGTAGATAAAATAAATGAAATTGTAGATTGGATAAATTCGCAATAGGAGAATAAATGGCATTAACAAATAAAACAATAGCAAGCACTTATGGAGATATACTGCAAGCAGATAATAATGGTAGTGGTAGAACTGCTAATGGTACAAATATTAAAGATGGATTAGGTCAATCTACTGCTTTAACATTAGGGCAAAACAAACTTCATGTAAAGCCTTCTTCAGACCAAACAGATGCTATGATAGTAGAAACATCAGGTGGTACAGATTTATTAAAAGTAGATACAACCAATAGTGCAGTTAAGTTAGGCACAACTCAAAGCTATGCCAATACACAAATACAAAGATTTGCAGTTCATGATTTACAACCAACAGCAGACACTCACCATGCCATGTATTCTGATGCTGCAATGACTTCTATCTCGCTAACTATAAATCTTGGGACAGGAACAGATCCTGCAACTACATATACTTTAGGCTCATCTGAAGCTAATGCAAATTCTTTAGTAGGCTCTATATGGTATGTCCCTGTTGCAATAACCATAGATGAGGTTAGAGTAATAGCAGGTGGCGAGGCATCAGATTCTGTTAATTTCCATTTATTTTCATATACAATGGCTACTGGAACTGGTGCAGATGCAGGTGATTTGTCTAGTGGTACATTATTAGCACACAATGGAAGCACCTTAACAACAGGAAATGACAGGGTAACAACAACAACATTAACAGTAGATTCTGCAAATGTAGCAGCAGATAAGGTAGTTATAGCCACTATAGAGAATGTGGGTGCTACAACAGATTTAACAGCACAATTAATAGTAAAATATCATTATCAGTAAGGAGATAAAATGGCTCAATATACAAAAGAGATAAAATTAAGTACAGGAAAGGGGTTAGATTATACTAAAACTATAACAGGTAATTACAATGTAGTATTTGATAAAGTAATTAAAGTAGATAATTCTAATGCAGGGATAGATTTAGTTAACTATGGAACAAGTGTAGCTAATGATACAATGACAGCACCTAAAGCAATTCTAGTAGAGAATACTGGCAATGTAGGGTGTGAATTGTTAATATCTACAGCAGAATGGACTACTGATGATGCTACTGATTCAGCAGACACTGTAAGTGATTCCTCACATTATCTTTCAATGTTATTGCCAGCAGGTGAGTGTGTTTATCTCCCTAATAATAGATTAATTGGAACATCTACTGCTTTTGGTGGGGGTATGGGTGTAGAGATTAGTAATGCTGTTCCTGATTCTAATGAGTATGTTGACAGTGGTATTGATAATGAAGATGGTACAGGAGATGACATAACAGGCTCTGCATCTAATACTAAATTATATTTAGAGCAAAATGGAAGCACTTTTGTATTTAAAGTAGGTGATTTAATTAGGGTAAATGATGAGATTATGGAAGTTACTGCAATAGGAGATGATTCAGATGCAGACAATACTTTCCTTACTGTTATTAGAGGATTGTATGGTTCTACTGCTGCTTCAGACCATGCAGATGATGCAGCTATTAGATTTCCTTTCTTTAATATGCACCATGACTTTGATGATACATCTTATAATGGTGGTGGTAATGGTAGTGCTACAGTAGTTAAAACAAATGGTAGTGGTTTATTTAGGGCTATGAATTTCTTTGGATATGGAAGGCTAATAAATGGTGTAGCAGATGGACTAGTTGGAGGAAGTGTTGCTATAAAGTTCTACAATCAAGGCTATCAAGAATTTGGATTAGCGGGCATAAATTCGTCAACAAAAACAGGTCTTGCTACCTCAACAACATATACTTTTGCACTTACAATATCAGGCGGCTCATCAGATGATGTAGCCTTTACGACTGATTCAAGTGATGTAACTTTTGGTAATGTAATTGGAAAGATTCAAAGTGCAATTAATGATAAATTTACAACAGGTACAAACTTGAAGAATAAAAAAGCAACTATTGGAATAGTTAATGGAGATGTAAGAATTACTGATAGTTCTAGACTTTCTACAGGGGCTATATTAATGGCAGCACCAAGTTCAGGCACTACACCATTTGGAGTAGGAATTATACCTGCTGTTGGATCTTTAGAAAAAGCAGTTGCTGCTAGATTGCCTGATGATACTATAAGAGATTCAGTTACTTATGCAGAAATAAAAAATACATCTGCCTTCTTACTTGATGATGGTAAAGGAAATTTAAGAGGTGCAGGTGGTAGTGGAACTATTAATTATGAAACAGGTGAGATAAATCTAAATGCATACCCAAATGCAGAGTTTGTAGTGAGTGCTAATACTAAAGCAGCACATTCAGGGGGTGTGGAAGATAATAGCGTGCATATTAATAGTGCAGTTACTTTAGAGGCAAGAAGCTGCAGCTCTAAAGCAGACACAGAAATAAGAGTAATAAGTTTAGGATAGGTTATGCCGAATAAAAAAGCTAAACAAAGAAAGTATGAAAAGAAGAAAAGGCGAGAAGCTATTAAGAAATATAAAAGAAACAAGAGAAAGAGGAGATAGTAGATGGCAACAGCACCAACATATATAACGCATAAAGAATTAAAAAGAATATTTCCTCAAATGGATGAGTTTGACCAAAAAGTTCAAGTGTTTGGATGGGAGTCTTTAGGAAACAATGTTTATGAGGCTCAAAACACAGGGCTTATTACTCAACTGTTTTCTGATGGAAGAGAGCTGGGAGCAATAACTTCTTTCCCTAGTGCAGGTAGCGGCACCGAAACTACTCAAACAGCTCTAGTCGCAAGTCCTGAAGGTCAGGTTGGGGGAGACTATAGTCAAGTAGTTATAGGCGATTCTGACCACGCCTTTCAAGTTGGAGATATATTAATGATTACCTCTTCTGGCAATTTGGAAAGAATGTTGCTAACCGCAATAACAGAGGCTACTTATGACGTTCTAACTGTAAGGAGAGGCTTTGCAGGCACTACTCCAGTAGCACATTCTTCAAGTTCATCTATATCAAAAAATTTAAGACTAGATGAAATATACAGTTGGTATTACAGCCCTGAAGAAGATATGGTTTTATTGTATAGCGCTACAGACCCTAACGACCTATTGATAGAGGCAGGAGAAGACTTTAGCACTATGGTAACTCAATATACAGCAGATGCAAGCCGATACTTTGACTCAAGAGTTGACCCTTCTTTACCTAAAAACCAATTAAAAGATAAGGCTGGTAATTACGACTATATGGTTGTTAGAACAGTTGGCTTGATTGCTGCTTCTTTTATGATTAAAACAAAAGACCACGCATCTGAATTAGCCGTATCTTTTATGGAAGAAGCCAATAATAATATAGCTTTATTAAATGAAGGTAAGGCGGCTTTATCTTGGCAGAACACAGCAGATGCACCTCAAGGCATTATAAGAGATGTAAGCTATACAGATGGCTCTGTAAGACCTGTAGATACTAGAGGTGAATATTCTGGGACTTTTGACCTTATTAGAGTTTTGATTGTCAATGGTGGCACAATGGATGGAACAGCCACTTATTCTGTTTGGGTTAAAGATGGGGATAAACTAGGCAACCAACAAGGAACTCAAGTTGTTACTGCCGAAAAAATTAATGGCGACTTCCAAGCTCTTGCAGGAGGCTTACAAATAAGATTTGGTGGAAACACAAAGACTTCTGTAGCTACAGCGACCAATGAGTGGGAAATAGAGGTAACAGGAAGAGGAGAATATGTAGATAGCTCTGATATGAAATCAATTAAATTAACAAGAACAGGGACACCTGCTAGAAGGTACTATAAATAATGGCTGTAACATTTACAAATAATTGGAAGAACATTCTTGACAAGTTGAGAAGTATTCTTCGTGCAGAATTTAAAGGAGCATTACCTGTATATATAGGAGAAGAAGGTAGTGAAGGGACTCAATTTGTTCGGCTCGATCCTGTTGGAAGCGAGTTTATAGAATATATGCACAGCTCTGAATCAAGAGAATTTACAATTAATGTGTTCTATTATTTTGCCGAACATAATGTTAAGAAAACAGCATTAGACCATGTTTTAAGATATACATCAAGAATTGAAGCACTAATACACGATAATGTAACAATGACGCTAGCAGATAGCACGCAAGCCTATAATTGTAGGTTTGATACAACGGAATTGAATCCTGATGAAGAGTCAGGAGCCTATGTGGTTCAATGGGAATATAAATGTCAACACACAGGTAACATCTCTTAAGGAGGGATTATGAAAGTAAAACTAAAAGAAGGAGTACGCCTTTCATCTATGGATAATTATTGTGGATTATTGTATAAAGATTGGCTCGCTCTTGAGCAAGGTAAGACAGTAGAACTTGAAGAAATAAACAAGTTTATTAAAGACAAAGTAGAAACAGTAGGTGCTGACAAAAAGCAACCTAAAGCAAAGGAGGAAAAATAAATGGCGAACGCAGTATTTTCACCAAAAGATTTTAAAGTTTTTGTTTCTGAAGAAGCTACAACTGGTACAGCACCTGATTTAACATCAACATCAGCTGTTTTCCAGCTAGACGTAGATTCAGTTTCATTTCCAACTTTAAATGTAAACCAAGTAGCAAATGTAAGAAGTCAAACTGGAAGAGTAGCACATATTGATGACTTTTTTCAAGATAATGACCACAGAGCAGTTGAATTAAGCTTGTCGGGAACATTCCACAAAGATGGTGGTCACGTAATGTTGATGCAAAGCGTATGTTCAAACGCATTAACACCTGATTCTGTTGCAGATGTGACGCTAGGAACTAACCCAACTGCAACTGTAGGCAAGTATGGAGAGGTTGAAGGTAATAAAACTTTTACACTAGTTGTTCAGTCCCCAGACAGGAATGACGCACAAAACATCGTAATGAAGGGTTGTTTATGTACATCTTTTACATTAAATGCAGATATGGGAACAGATGGCGGTCAGTATAAGTTTAGTGCAACTATATCAAGCGGTAGAGTTCCTGACCTTACAGAAAACACAGCAGTTAGCGGAACAGCTTACGATGCAAATCATATAGATATGTCTGGAATTGATGTTTCGGCTGTTAAAATTGCTAGCAAAACTGCTCCTGTCCTTTCATCTTTCGGACTAACTATTGAAAGTCCAGCAGTCTACACAGGAGTAGGCGAAGGGGCTGGATACCAATGTTTTGGAAGAGGCGAAGAAATATCAGTAACAGCTAGCGCACAAGTTAAATTAGACAGCGTTACAATGGAGTTGCCTGATGAATTTGACACACAATCAACACACGATGCGGCAGATTTGTTTACCTTAACACAAACTACTGCAACCAACGCATCTATAGATATTCCGTGCGGAATATTAACTAATGTTGCTTATAGTGAAGGCGATATTATGATGTTAGATGTAGAGATGAAAGCGCTAAATAAAGAAAGTGGAAATATACTTTCTATTGATTTAGCATAATAAATAAAAAGAGGATGTTTAAATGGAGATTAAACTAAAGAATAAAAAAGCGTTTAAAGTTAAAGAGTTTACTATTGCTGATGAAGCAAAGCTAAAAGATGTTATAATGAAGATGGTTAAATCAGTTGAAGGTGGGGTAGAGATTATAGACCCCAACTATAATTGTCTTAAAATCTTGCAAATAGCATTAGTAGACTCTTCAGACGACACGATTAGGGGAATAAGCGATGAAGACAGGATTAACATTGCTTTAGAGATTCAGAAAGTGTTGTTTGAGGGAAACGAGAAGCCCTCCAAGTAGAACTTAATATACTTTTACCTACTTGCGAGGGTTGCAGATACCATAGCTTCCCTTATTCGGCTGAAATTCCAGTCTTAATTGACGGAGTAAGGGAAAAACGCAGATTTGACAATATGGATGATGTTTGGGCGGTTGCAGATCTTATTATAGAAGAAACTACCCAAGTAAACCAAGAACAAGGGAAATCATTTGATGTTGCCGAATCATTGGTAGCACAGATACCTTTTTTTGCGTGTTCTAGTAAATTTATGGATATTAGCTTACATACAGACATAGAAAGGTATACATACTGTGAAAAATTTAATATACCTCCTTATGAGGGGTCTTATGACAATCAGCCAGCTAAATGGGTTAGGCGAGCATTTGCAATCAGAACAGCGTTTGCTAAAAAAGAAAAGAAGGATATAGATGTCAGAAAGAATAATAGTTGATTTTAAAGCCAGAGGCGATAAAAAACTTATCCAATCAATGTATGCCCTTGCACAAGCGCAGGGTCTTTTAGAAAAAAATACCAAACAAGCTGCTGCGGCTAGCGGAATGCTAGGGACAGCTTTTAGTAGAAATGCACGAGGAGCAAGCGATTATAGTTTAGCTTTATCTACTTTGCGTTCTAGGTTACTTCTTGTATCTTTTGCAATGTCGATGGGTGGCAGGCAGTTGGTAGAGTTTGGTAAAAAAGCTGCTAACATCGAGTCAATGGAGAGAGCTTTTAATAATTTGCAAGGAGGGACAACAGGGGCTACTGTAGCTATAGAAAAGTTAAGAGGCGCTACAAGCAACGCAATGTCTGATTTTGATTTATTTCAACAAGCCAATAATGCTATGGTTCTTGGAATAACTGAAAATTCAAACGAAATGGCAAATATGTTTAAAATGGCTCAAAGACTTGGTAGGGCTTTGGGAGTTGATACTAAAAGGTCTGTAGAGTCGCTTGTCACTGGTATTGGTCGACAATCTAGGCTTATGCTTGATAATATTGGTATTGTTGTCAAGGCAGATGAGGCTTATGAAGAATATGCTGAAAAATTAGGAAAAAGCGCAGATAAGTTAACGGATGTAGAAAAGAAGCAAGCCTTTTTAAACGCCACATTAGATGCTGCTCGTGAAAAGGTGGCAAAGCTAGGAGATGATATCCCTGCAACTATTGATTCTTATGATAAGCTTGCCGCAGCTTGGGCAAATTATACAGCAATAGCAGGTGAGTCTATAAACGAAGTTTTAGTGCCTCTTTCTAATGCTTTAGCTGAAATTTTAGACCGGGCTTCAAAGATAGACCGACAGTTTGAGGGGTTTGGCGATTACCTTACACAACTTCTAGATATTTTTAAAGGAGATTTCAGTATATTTTTTCCGACTATGCAAGCTACTGCTGATTCTATTAAAAACATTGGTACCGCGGTTGATGATGCTGCGTACTCATTTAACAATATGGATGACGACGTTTTTGGAAAATTTCTTCAATTTGCTCCTGCGGTAGAAGAGGTTAATAAAGAGCTTGAAAAAATGGACTTTAAAATGGTTGCAGGTCAAATAAGTTCTTTAACACAAGCAATGGCAAATTATGCCTTGATGTCGCAGACAGGCTCTAGAACCTGGAAAGAGTTTGGAAGCGTTGTGGTTTCTACAATAGAGAGAATTGTTGCAACATTTTTAGCAAATTTAGCAACATTTCACTTAATGAGCTTTTTACTTGGTGGTCCAATGGCTGGATTTGCAGGGGCTTCAAAGGCTCTTGAAGCGCTTAAAAAACCTACTTTATTTGGCTTTCATCAAGGAGGGCAAGTTCAACAATATCACACAGGGGGAATGATTTCCCAATATCATTCTGGAGGAAATGTTGACAATGTGCCTATTATGGCTCAAGAAGGTGAGTTTGTGATGAGAAGGTCAGCCGTAGACTCCATAGGACTAGAAAACCTAAATAGAATGAATAGAACTGGACAGGCAAGTGGTGGAGCCAATATAACATTTACAGGCAATATAATGAGTGATTCTTTTATTGAAGAAGAAGCCATACCAAAAATTAAAGATGCACTCCGTAGAGGTGCAGATCTAGGAATTAGTTAATGTTAGAATTGCCTAATAAATTTAAGCTTGATATTGATGCAAAGACATTTAATTTAACCCCTTTAGTTATTATAGATGACAGGCTTTATCTTTCTACATCCAAAGAAAGCTTTGAAGAAGGAATGGATTTTAAGCCATTAATTAAAAATATTGGCTCTATAAAACAATCTGTAGACATTCAAAACAAAACATTTAAAATATCTTCTATTACATTATCTTTATATAATTACAAATATAATGACGAATATCTTTCCGATATGATATTTTCTCCATCTGTAATGAATAAAAAAATAACTATTTATATGAAATCACAGTCAGCACAAAACCTTGAAGATTGTTTAGAAGTATATAGTGGCTATGTAAAAAATATAAAAGAATCTTCAGGAATATTGTCTTTATCTGCCGAAGATAAAACTGATGAAGTGCTAAATAAACAGGTTCCCTACAAATTTGTAAGGGACGATATAAACCTTCCTGAAAAATATAGGAACGAACCTATGCCTATAGTTTATGGTTATGTAGACAAAGCACCTTGCGTGTATTTTGATTTATATTCAACTACAATAGAAAATGGAAGCAGAGATTGGGCAATAACGCCTGATTTATTTGCTATAAAATCAATAAACTTTCCTTATGTTTTTTCTAACGATACCTACGGAAAGGTTCCTGAAGAGTCTTGGATTTTTGAAAGCCAAAAAGGTGGGACCTTATATAGAAACGGAACATCTGAACAATACCAAATACTAGGAAATAGAATATTAATACCAAAAGCTATAGAAATGGGAGAGTCCCCTGAAGAAAGCATACAGGGTGTAGTTGCTCCTGTAACTGCGTTTGGAATGATTGAGGTTAACACACTACAAGATGCTGCTTTTAATAGCAGCTTTTTTAGATTTGACTTTAGAAAAAACCAACAACAAACAATATCAGCAAAAACAAATATAGTTTCATTTTCTGAAGAAGAAGGCATTAACCCAACTCAAAATGTTGAAAACTCATATTTAATGGTTAAGGACTTTTCTTCTGCTTCTGGCACAGATTTTCCTTTTAATCATTGGCTTTGGGGAACTCAAACTCACGCTGGTTACGAGCATTTGCTTGGAGAGTCTACAATAAATTTTGAGGTTAATAATTTTTTTAGTGACAGCAGAATAGTTAAAGAGCTTGCAATTAACGATGAGGATGCAAAAGAAGTTAAGCATCAAGTTTTAGCTAACTACATATTTGAAGCAAACTTAACAGAGTTAAGTGATGGAGAATCTCCTAATTTTATATTTGGCTATACAGATACAAGCGCAGAAATGTGGAATCCTGCCGATATGGATGAAGTAAGTACGCACCCTGATTCAACATATACCATAAGAAGCAAGGAAACTGTTCACGAAAATATGGGGCTTGTAGGAGGTGTTTCGTCTTACGCAGAAACAAAAAACCCTTCTCACAACAATTTTTTTATTGGTCAAAGAAATTTAGTTGGAGAAAATTGGAATTTAGAAAGCCAGGGAGGGATAGTTAATTGGCTTAAAATAATTAAGTTAAAATTATTTAGAAGAGTGCTGTTAAAAGATTTATCTGATTTTGAAATATACGCTGATGTAGAGGGTAGGGTCGATACTGTTTCTGGCGACTATACAGGAGAAAGACAGCTTACTTCTGGAGAAAGGGCAGACTACTACCAAGAAAGAGAAGAAGTTGAAACATTTTCTCCAAGAAAGAGAGTTTCTTTAGACAAAAGAATCACAGACACAAAGATTGCTCCTAAAACAACAAAAAGAACTTTAAAGACAAAAGGAACTAAATATTAATGGCTAGTTTAATTTGGGAACCAGTAGGATTTATAGGAAGTCAAGTCAAATTAAGGGTTAAAATGGATGACGATAGCAGTATGTTTAATACCGAAGATGGCATATCTTTTATAGGAGCCGTTAACAGAACAAACGGACTAACGCCAACTTTTAAAGAATTTCGCTGGAGCTTGGGTTTTGGTCATCAAAATTATAACTATGATGAATTTTGGGTCCCTGCTAGTACGCACGACCAAATTAATATGAATTACAATGAAGAGTTTGGCTCTTTAGGAAATGGGTATGGCGTTGTTAAGTTCTCAAGCAGCCACTTTCTTCCATATACTTATTATGTAAACGATCATCATTATCAAGCTGGGCAAAAAATTGGGTCTGGCGTAGATGAGGCTGTTATGTGTTCAAATTGGCATTGGGAGCAATATGGAATGTCTGCTATTGTTCAGCTTCCTATATCTTCTGCCTCAAGCAATTTTGGAGAAACTCGTTTTTGGGGGCAAACTATTAATGCTTCAGGAGGGCAAAATAGCGGAAGTAGTCTATACTATTTTTACAATCACGTTTTTGGAATAACTACTACCGCTGAATTGTTTGGAGATGCAGGATTTACCAGTTATGGTGGGCAAGGAGGAGCTAATCAGTCAATCCCAAATACAGCAGTTGATAATTACAATATATTGATAAGCACAGTTTTGCATCTATCTAATGCTAATGGAACTTTTTTAAATATAGAGTGTGCAGACAGCGAAGCTATAGACAATAGCGTTGTTTTGTATGGTGGGAACAGCATTAGGTATGCGTATGCCCCTGTTCATTTTACCACTTCTGTTTATGATTTTACTCCTAATTTTATAGACATTAGCTCTCCAAGCTATGTTAATGAAGGAGAGTCTGCTTCTTTTCAGATTGAAATTAACCCAAGAGATTACAGGGGTACTATGCAAGTCTACCTAGTAGACAGCACAAGCGTTGATGCAATAAACCAAGAAATTGGAACAGATTTAGAAGAATTTTATGGATTAATAGAAGATGATGTTGTTGCTCAATACGGAGAGCTTGAATTTTTGGACTCTGAAAACCCTCACATAAAAACAATTCAAGTAACAGGTAGCGGTGTTATAGAGGTTCCTATATCGTATACTGCCTCAAATGTTGATGCGGGGCAAAGAGATACGTTCTCTATTTTTGTAAAATCTGCCGAGCCTAGTCTTGACAGTTATCAGTCAGACCTGTATAATGCTGAATACCAATGGAGTTTAGTTCCAATACAAAACAAGTATATATATACAGACAATATGAGAATAGATGTGCTGGATACAAACCAAGAGTTTGTAGAAGATTACGACCCTTCAGACAACCTAATAACAAGACCTTCTGATATAATCCATCATTTGCTGTGTGAGGAAATGGGGTTTGATAAAAATAAAATTGATATGACCTCAAAGATGGAGTCCAGAGCCAATAACGATGGCTTAAACTTGGCTTTTTCTATAAATAAAGAGATAGAAGGAAAGCAATTAATAAAAGAAATATCGCAATCGTTTAAGTCAATACCAACTCTTTCAAATGATATCTTAAAGTTTATAAACATAAAAAGCACATATACTGGCAATGAAGATATTTTTACAATAAAGTCTGACGATGTTCTTAAATATAGTTTTTCAAGAACTCCTTTAGAGGACGTTAAGACTAAAGTAAATGTTAGATATAAAAAAGATTATGGAATGGATACTTATTTAGAGTCTTCTGAAATGAAGGTAAGCAACTATTCTTATTTTACAACAGGAAAGTATGGTGAAATTCAAAATGCGGGGCATAGTAATTATTATGGATTTAAGGCAACGGGGTCGGAGATAAACCACGTTGATACTTTTTTAGAAGTTAAAAATGATTATATTAGAGATTATTCGTCAGCATCAAATTTGTCATATTATCTTTTGCAATGGCATAAAAATCAACACAATATCGTGTCTTTAAGACTTCCCTTAAACTATTACGGATTTGAGGTGGGGGATTTAATTGATTTTGATAAAATGATTGAAGGCAGAAAGCTCTATGGTGAAAACTATGTTTTAAGCGATATTGATGAAAACGGAGTTTACAAAGATATGCCAATAAGATGTGGGCAACACATATTGCCTCTTTTTATGATAACTGAAACAAACAAAAATTTAGACTCCATATCTATAAAAGCAATTCAACTACACCATCAGTCTGGGAGTCAGCTTATTTGGAAAAACGGATCATATAATATTTACGAAGAATCTGTTTTAGACTATGATGTTGTTACAGAAGATACAGAAACACCAAGTGCAGGAGAAGTTGGTAGCGGGGACTTTAATAATGATGGGCTTACTGATATTTTAGACCTAGTTTATATGATTGACGGAATTGTTTCAGGAGAAGGTTTTACAGATGAAGAAATTTTAATTGGAGATACAAACCAAGATGGGCGAGTAGACATTTTAGATTTAGTCGTTATAGTCGATAGGATAATATCATAATGGATAAAATAAATAGATTAGAAAAACCAATAGCAACTGAAGGGGAAATAAAATACGGAAAAGGTTCGGTTTTTTTTGAAACTAATGGTGAGGTCGCTGCATTTGAAATAAGTTATATAGGTGTTATTAAAGGCGTTAAAAAATTAGGTGAGGGCTGGACAGCAAAGATAGGTGAAAATAAAATAATTATATTTAGTATGGCTAAATCAGAGCTATCTGAACTATTATTTACTTATGTCGGAGAATTGGAAATAACTTCTTGTAGGTTTGTTACGTGGAGCCAAAGTCTTTTTCACGCAAAGGTCAGCAATCTAAACCAAAACAAGTGGACAAATAATTATGGTCAATGGCAATCAGATGCTAGAAAACCCGAAGAAATAAAAACACAGTTAGTTATAGGAAGAAAAGTTAAAAAATCAAGTATTTAGGAGAAAAGAATGGCTAGAAGACAAATAGGGATACCAAGATTTTATTGCGACATACCCTCTTATTTAAAAAGCATAGGAAAATATTTTGGCTCAAATGAAAGCAATATAGCAGGCAGCAACGTAGGTGAAGAAAAGGTGTGGAGTATGAACCCATATCAGATTAATTCATACTTACTAAATCCCGATGCTCACAATAGCAGTATTAGATTTTGGATTAACCAAGAACCTGCGAACACCTCTGAACAGGTCTATGTGGAAGACCCAGAGCTTCATAAATTACTTGCTTATATAAATACTTCAGACGGACACCATTCTTCAGGTTGGTATGGTGGTATTCTTGGACATAATCTTGCTAGCTTGCAAAATCAGACAGAGCATAACATTAGTATAGGTCAAAGATTTGTGGGGAGGCACCCTGACCTTGCTAACCCACATTATGCTAACCCTAATGCTTTTAATGAAATAGTCAATTTTGAATCAGGCAATTATAACGAAGGTTGGGGGGTGGCAAAATATGATGGATACTCTTTATGGGAATTAACAGAAAGAGGAAGCGACACAGATTTGTTTAGATATAATATGATAGACTTCACTTTAGTAAATGCAGACGATGATGAAGATTGGGGAGAAAATGCTGAACTAAAGGTAGGGGCATATACTACTGGCATATTTATTGAACCCCCTCATTCTCCAGATTTAAGTGTTGACCTTACTTTAGAGCAAGGTGGAATTAAAGTATATGAAACCGTAGGAGGCAATTCTTTAGTTAATATAAATCATCAAGGTGTTCCTAATTGGGGCGATCAGCCTGCTTGGACACTACAAAAAACAGATGGAAGAGATTATACTACAGTAGCTAGTAGGTCTAGAAGGAATTGGAAATTAAGCTTTAGTTATGTATCTGATGATAATTTATTTGATGCGGCTCAAAATTCTAACTCATTTTATAATGATACGTTTACAGATGGTGTTGAGGATGCTTATAATGTAGCTAATTTTGACACTTCTATGAGTACGTTTTTTAAACTTACCAAAAACGGAGCCTTGCCATTTATATTCTGCTGTGACTCAAAGGCAGATAATCTGGAATTTGCAATATGTATGCTAGACCAAGACTCTATATCTTTTAAGCAAATAGCCTATCAGACTTGGAATGTTTCTATGAATGTTAGAGAGGTTTGGTAATTAGGTTCGGCGAGGGTCTTGAATTGCAAAACCAAGCGTTGCCGAAAACCTTATAACTCTATCTAGCAAGTCGCTAAATTCATCTTTGGTCAAATCTTTTGTGGACTCTATTTTAAATTTAAGTTTAATAACTTCGTGCATTTCATCTTCGTTATAACCTAGATGATTTCCAAGTTGCCTTATAACTGTCCTATAATAGCTATTCTGCTCACTAGAACGCATTTTAGGAGCAACTTTTATATCAATCCATACATCACCCTTAATTCCGTTTAAATAGCGTTTAAGCCCAGCAGGGTCGTGCATTTTTAACGATCCGTTTTGTACCTTTCCTGTAAATTTCATACTAATATCTCCCTTATATCTCTCAAGTTAATATTTTTTATTTCATAATTATCAGTAGATGTTACCATAGTGTCGTTTAAGCCACGATTTCTAACCTCTCCTTTTTTAAAAAAATCAGCCTTATCATCTATTTCGTTTTTCCATATCCAACCACAGAACTCTATAATATTAGTTTTCTTATTTAAAGATGTAAATATAATCATATCACAAACATAATGTGATTGCAGTTTGGGAAAGTTGTTTACATACTCTGGTTTGGTGTAAAAGTTTCTTCCCATTGATTTAACGTCTATTGTGTAGCCTAGATAATTAATGTCTACTCCTCCATCAAAACCATCTTCTTTTTCATTAAGGTTTGGGTATTTATCTAGTAGTAGTTTGTGTGTTTCTGTTTCGGCGATTAATCCTGTTAATTGTTTTTCTTTATCGCCATCATAGACTCCACGATTTGCAAGGCTGTGAGTCTTTAAGTATTCCCAACAATTCATTTTGTTTTCTTTGCTTACAAGTTTTCTTATTGGTTCATACATTTGTATGATATTCCCTTAATAGTTTAAATGCTTCTTTCCATAGGTTAATTTTATATTTGGCTTGAAATTCCGTGTTTCCCATTGCGTGTCTTTCGGTATGATGCAATCGGCAGAGTGGTATGCAAGAGAAGTGTTTGTGTGTGGGTTTCTTGCGGTTACCTCCCATACCGATTGCTTCAAGGTGGTCAGGATCTGGATTAGGTGCAAAACATATAAGACATTCTTTACCTTTAATCCACCCAACATACTCTAACGAGTCTTTATTAGCAGCAATACTCATCAATGCTTCCGCCTCTATATGATATTATCGCCATTAGCTTCCCACATTATTGTTAGGATTACTGCTAATTAAGTCTATAAAATGATTAACCTCAACAACTGCATATGTTTTTGTCCTGTTTCTTTTTATAATGACAACAGGGTGCCTGTCCTCGCAGTTTTTTGATGCTTGTTCTATAGCACTCCAAATATTAAGTTTTTCTACATTTTTACACTCAAAAGAATAGGGTATTATTTTTTTTGCAGCAGGACTCAAAACAATGTCTTCTCCGCACATTCCCATAATTTGAGATTTTATATCATCTTCTTCAAGACTTGGAAACATTTTTCTTAATAAATCTCTCATATAATTTTGAAGTCTTCTGCCTTTTGCTTTACTTGGATGAGCCATTTTCTCTCCTTTTTCAATCTTTTTTGTTCTCTCTTCCATTTCTTTATAGACTCTCTGGCTTTCTTTTTGTCGTGTTTTCTTTGTTTGGCTTTTTTATTCGGCATTTTTATTAACCTTTTTTAAGTATTTCTGTGCTTCTTCTTCATCTAAAAACTTTTTTCCATTCACAATATAAACGAAGTGAAGTTCTTTTGTCATTATAATTTTATCTTTCATTTTATAACCTTTTATGGCTGTGGGGCGAAAGAAGGGGTATTGGCGGGTAACCAACGAGAGTTAAGATTCCTTCGCCCCAAGTTTTATTTTCTCTCTCTGTATTTAACAGAATAACGATTAAATGTTTTTATAAAGCCTTTTTTAGTGTAATCAACATCAATAGGCTCTATGCTTCCAAGTTTTCCAAACTGTCTTTTAAAGTCTGTTCTGCCTTTCATAGCCTCTGCTTGATTGCAATAAAAAGAGCAAAACTCAATATCTGCGTCCTCGTATCTGACGACATATACTTTTCTAGTATAATTTGCCATGCCTTCTCCTTTATAAATAATTTTCTAATTCAACTAATGCTTTTTTAGATAAAGAATCACCCTTTCCGTATTGTGCTAGTAAATAACTGACAATAGTTTTTTCAATCTTAAAGTGCCTCCCATCTTCTCCATCAAGCAATCTAAATCCATCAACACGCTCTCTTAGCTTTTGTATCGTATCTTCCATTATTTTCTCCTTCGTTCTGGCATTAACTCTGCCTTGCAACACCTACTATCCCCAGTCAAATCATCTTTATGGTAAAAGTCACTTATATTGCATCGTGAGCAATAACCTAAGTATGAATTTCCTGAAGCGTCTAATTGAAACGACTTTTTAACGTCTGGGGTATACAGCTCATCTTCCCACCTTCTCCCATTTAAGTAAGTTGAAGGGTAAGGGATAAACTGCTGTTTAAAACTCCACTCTTCCTGCTTATATCTATTAGTCCAATGCTTTATATTTTCTGGCAAAGCATTGTAAGCATCAAGCTTGTCCTTGCGATTTAGTCTATTAAAAGCCTTCTCAGCGTTTCCTTTCGACTCCTTCCTAGGATACAGCTTCCAAAACTGCTCAAAAGATATTTCCTTAAAATCTGGCATATTATTAAAAAGGGATGTCATCTTCGCTAATAGTGGTATGTCTATCTTCAGTTGTCGGTCGTTTAGTTGCTTCAACAGATTTTCCCTCCTTAATATCATTTCTAGTTAAGCCATTAACCTTAAAATAAGGGTATTCCATTCCTTCTTCTGGAGGACACTTTTCTATAGTAATTTCATCTCCCTCTTTTGCTCCTAAAGTTTGAATCATATCGTGTAGTGTTGGCGTTGCAAAAAAACAATCCTCATCACTATTTATATCAGGTTTAAATCCATACATATACCAAGGACCATATTCGTTTGTTCCAGGTTTTGGCTTATCAAAAGACAATGTCATTTTCCTAGGTTTGCCAATCTCAAAATTAATTTTACTCATTACTTACTCTCCTTATTTAAATTATAAAATTGTTTTATAGCTTCTTCTATTTCCCCACCTTCCATTAAATCCTTTATTCTTTGACCATCTACTTTAGTTAAGCTTCTCATAATAGGTTCGGCTTTTTTATTAATATAATCACCTCTAGCTACAAATATCTTCCTTATATTGTTCTTCATATAATCTGAAGCCATATCAGAATTATAATTATAAGTGCTAGTTGATGGTTGGTTTTTAAAATCATCGCTTTCTTCTTCAGAATAAATGCCATACTCATAAGCATTTATAAGCTTAAGGACACATCTATCTCTCCCTCTTTTCTCTGCCATGCAACCTAAATACTTAGATGTGCAATTAGATTTATTTGCTTCACCTATAGACTTAACAAGCTTTCCATCTTTACTCATACCAATTAAAAACCTGCAATCGATGTCAGATTGATAAATATTTTCAAAACTCTCTAATATAATGTTTTCTTTGTGTGCTATAATTGTACAGGCATCGTGTGTTAAAATCCACTTACCACTCTGCTTGTGTTTCCAGAAGTCATCTTTTGTTAAATCATACTTTTCTGCTAACTCTTTTATGTTCATCTTAACTCTCCTATAATAAATTATTATAATATAATTGCTTTAATATAAATCAATATACCTTTTGATGTCAAGTAAAAAATATAACTTGCATTTATAATCTGCGTTATTGTAATTTGCTAGTCCATTATTGGTTTGGTTTAATACTTTTGGCGATAATGGTTTTAAAGTGGTTACCAAAAGGGGTTGTTTCTCAAAGCCACATACAAGACGAAAGATTCTGAGTAGAGGATATATCATTAACGATGAATAAATCGAATCTCGCAAATTATGGGTTAAATTTATAGTTTGTATGCACGAGGCGACTCTGAAGGTTGTAACTCTATTAGGCATAGGTGTCCTGCTCCTTTTGATAGGGGTAGGGACTCCTCTATGCTTTAGCTCACTAAAGGTTGTATTATTCAACGATTTTAACATATACAGGGTTGAAAGGACTAGAGCCTAAACCATTAATTAAAACCTCATTAAAATCTTCCTCATTACTACTTAAGCTTAAATCACAACCATTAAGACATAAGGCAAAAATATAGCCTAAAATTATAAATTTAATATTGCTCATTTTATCCCCCTTTTTAATTGTTCTGTGTATTCTACTTCTATATTTGATTTAAGACATTTATAACAAATATATACCTTTTTATTTATTATTTGGACAATCTTATCTAAAGGTGTGGGAGTACCCCATGAACATCTAGATGTAATTCCAAAATCTCTCTTTAAAAATTTGGACAATTTTGTCGAAATTAATATTTTTATAGTTTTTAATTCTTGTTTTGTGTAAAACTTTTCATTAATATTGTTTTTATTCAAAATGTAATTAAGCTTTTCATCATCAAACTCTTCCATAAAAATAGTTGCTGAATGATAATTTGAACATTCAGGGGCAAGGCTTTTATTAGAAAAAGGTTTTAATTTATCGCTTCTGCTCCTATGTCGCATTCTTCTTAATGCTTTTTCTTTAATTTGTCTCGCCCTCTCTCTTGTGACTCCAAGCTCTTTTCCAACCTCATCGAGAGAATAACCCCCGTTTTCACCCACCCCAAAATAACCATTCATACCAAAGTACATTTCAAGGCACTTTCTCTCTCTATCTTTTAAAGTCTTTAATCCTTTGTGTAATTCTTTTTTTAAGAAAGTATTGTGCAAATCTTGGTTTTCTTCCACACTTACATCGGACTCTATTTGCAAAACTTCTTTTGAGTTTATAGATAAAACTTTATCTATCGGAAGGTCTTTTACTATTTTTTTATTTTGACCCTTTGTTTTCTCTATTACCTCTCTGTATTGTTCAAACAAATCCCACTCGTTTGATTTTAAAAGATTTATGATTTTATCCTTAGATTCTCCTTTAAATAAGTATTTTAAATTAGCATATTCAACTAAGCGAGTATAACTTAAGCCAGACGCTCTTGAAAATTCTGCTATTGAATTATAATTATTTTTTTTAAGGCAATTTATAAATGAAGCATTTTTAAATCTTATTTCAGTTCTTATCATTTTATATATCCCTTATATCCGATGGTTGTAATAAAAGTTTTATTTCTTTTTTTCTATCAATAGCATATTTTTCAACCTTATCCCAATGCTTATAATTTTCAAGCAAGGCACAATATAGGTGAGTGTATTCTTTTAAATTTTGCCTTGATTTGTCTACTATTTTTTTCATTACATTATTCTCCTTCTTCTCATTCTTGTAATAGTTGTAACAAAAACGTGCTTGTTGTTGTGAAATCTAATCTCTATTGACTTTGTTTTATCTTGAATCTCATCATCAAAAAGCATAGGCTCATAATCAACCTCTACGTTTTTAATGTTTTTGATATTTAGATGTTTTTTTACGTCTTTTAATGCTTCTGTTATGCTTTTCATTTTATTTCCCCTTTGTTTAATAAGTTGCAATTTCTTTTGAAGCCAATTATAATTTTAATCAACAACACAATTATAAATATCTTCATAGTAGATGTTATTACCGAATTTAAAAACCACAAAACGTCAAATAATCCGTCACTCATTTTTCCTCCTTTATAATTGCCATTTTTATATCAATTACCTCTAAAGCATACTCTAATGCTTCAATCCAACCTTTAAGATTATCCTCATCTTGATGTCCTTCAAATATATTGGCTTTTTCTATATCCAAAGTTTCTTGTATATCTTTTTTTATGTTATCTATGCAATCTTGATATTTATGCAATAAAGCATCGTTTTTAAAACTCATCTTAACTCTCCTTACTTTAGGTTATTATTTTTAATATACTGATTTATAAAGGTGTTTACGTCTGATTTTATAATCCTTCTACCTTCTGCTTTGCCAATCCTATTTTTAGCACACCATTTTATAAACTTTTCATTATTAATTTCAAAGCTATCTATCTTTATAAGCAACATTTTCACCTTCTCCTATATAATCGTAGTAATGAATTTGATTATAAATAACATTCTTAAAATCTGATAAATCAGGTAAGTTTCCATAATCATAACCTAAATCCCAACCACCATTTTCTAAAAAATCCTGTACGTAATCTTTTACTCTACCCATTATAACCCTCCTCCTCGCAAAATTGATTAAACTCATTATTATACTTATATGGCTTTGCAACCACGTTTATAATATCTCTCCCATTATAATGCTTTTCATCTCTTAAATAATGAAGAAAATATATAAACCTATCTGTTATTGGCTCACTATATTTCATTATATCGTTTTTTACACTACTATCGAATATTCTCATTTTCCCTCCTTTTTTGTTTTATAATATAATTTGGTTATCAACGTAAACATTACATTTACATATCTTTAAATCTTTACATTTTAATAAAAATTGTTTCATCCATTGTAGTTGGTAGGTGTGTGCTTTTTTATAGGGCTGACCTTTCTTATCGGTATCA